GAGTAAGCTATGACGGTGATTAGGCTTGCCTGCTAAACAATGTGTCCCTTCGGGGATTTGGTTCGACTCCAATGCTCTCCGCTTATTTGCCTCTATTGTTCAATGGATAGGACACGACCCTTCTAAGGTTGTTATTGGGGTTCGAGTCCCTATAGAGGTACTATTTTGCCCTGATAGTTCAATGGATAGAACACTTGACTACGGATCAAGAGATAGGAGTTCGAATCTCTTTCGGGGTACTATTTATAATAAATGTCAGGTTGGCCGAGCGGTTATAGGCGCAGTTCTGCAAAAACTGTTAGGTTGGTTCGACTCCAGCACTTGACTCAAAAATTAAAGCTATGGAACTAAAATTCAAAAGCCTATCTACTAGGAAAGAAGTAGACTTAATCCCATATGTAAAAGATTTCTTAGCTAATAACTCAGATACTACTATCTATGTTGGTTGTGACTCTCAAAATGAGCGTTATACTACTTATGCAGTTGTTATTGTATTACATAATTCAGGAAAAGGTGGACATGTTCTATATGCTAAAGATATAGTTAATAGAATTCCAGATCGTTTCACTAGATTATGGAATGAAGTAGAATACTCTTTACAAACAGCAATGATTTTAAGTGAGAATGGAATTGAACCTAATTATATTGATTTAGATCTTAACCCAGATCCTAAATATAAATCTAATCAAGTATTAAGAGCAGCATTAGGATACATAGAATCAATGGGTTACACTCCTAGATGTAAACCTGAAGCTATGGTTGCTTCATATGTAGCTGATGCTATTTGTAAATAAGTTTGGCTTTATAATTCTTATTTATTATATTAATATTGCTCAAGTGGCGAAAGTGAAGTTACCATGGTAACTCGATAGAAGACGCTAAGGTTTCGAGTTCAATAGAACGTGTTGGTGCAAGTCCAACCTTGAGTGCTAAGCGCCTGTAGCTCAATTGGTTAGAGCAGCGGTCTCATAAACCGCAGGTCACAGGTTCGATTCCTGTCAGGCGCACTAATTTTTTTATTATGTTAATATTAACTGCAATTTTACTTATTGAAACAATTTTATCAATTACTTTTCTTTATACTTTAACTAAACGAGTAGAGTATTTAGAAAACGAAATAAGTAAATTAAAAGTACAAGGTACAAAACAATTATTAAAGGGTTAAAATGATAATAAAAGCGGCTTAAAGCCGCTATTTCCCTACTTATCATATATTTATATATATGGATATTGAAGAAATATTTAATTTATTTAAGACCCCTGAAGAGGAAAAAGATGAAAATGTTCAAATTAACCTCAATGAATACCCCGCTGTATGGATGGGAATGTTTAAAAAATTAATCATAAATTATCAAACATTTAGTCAACAATTACTTAAATTTTTTGAATTATCAGACCCACAATTAGATATAGAAGATATTCGTAAAGCTGGGTGTTATATGGTGTTTAATAGAGCATTAGAAAATTTATCTAAAATAGAAGTAGATAATTCTTTTCATGTTGAATGCCTTAAATTTTACGCTGATAAAGATTTTAGGAAGGCTCTTGTATTGTCTATTGATTATTTTGAATCACAAGAAGAATATGAGAAATGTGCTTTTTTATTAAAAATATCTAATACTATAAACCTCTCTTAAAAATAATTTGGCTTCCAATTTTCTATTATTTACATTATAACTACGGGTTTTGAAGCAATTCAAAAACGTAATGAAAACAAAATGTGATAAGGTAGCCACGGGTTACGGATAATACTACTAAAATTAAATTTATGAAAAATAAAGACAATGTATTACATCAATTAGATAAAATTGATAATATTGCTAACCAATTAACTTTTATTGTTAAACAACAACAACCAATAGAAGTATATTTGGAAGGTATTGAAAAATTAAAAGAAACAACAGAACAAATTCGTTTATTTGTTGAGTCTGAACAGACAATGTATAATTAATATGAAGTTAACAGCAGAACAAATTCAACAAAACTGGATAGATTTAGAGGAAACTATCAAATCATATATCAGTGAACCACGTTGTTCACAACTATTAGATTTTTACTCTAAGTACTCTGAACGTATTATGCTTATGCCAGCAGCTCATAAGAAAGAGTACCATAATGCATTCCCAGGTGGATACGTAGATCACGTATTACGAGTAGTAGATTGTGCTCTTAAATTAAATGATGTTTGGGTTGAAATGGGGGTAGATGAGTCTACTTACACTAAAGAAGAATTAGTATTCGCAGCTTTAAATCATGACCTAGGTAAAATGGGTGATGAACATAATGATGCTTATATCCCTCAGGATGACCAATGGCGTAAAGATAAACTAGGTGAAGATTATAAATTCAACGATCGCCTAGAGTTTATGTCAGTACCAGATCGTAGTTTACATTTACTATTTTCTCATGGTATCCAGATGTCTAAAAACGAGTGGTTAGCAATTAAGTTACATGATGGTTTATATGATGATGCTAACAAGCCATACTTAATGTCTTGGTCACCAGAAACAAAACCTCGCACTTCATTAATTTATATTGTTCACCAAGCTGATTTAATGGCTGCTCGTATTGAGTTTGAACGCGAATGGAATCCTAAATTAAAAGGTGAAAAACAGGTTAAATCAAATAACTTTAATCTTACCACTAATAAAACACCTAAACAAACAATTAAAACTAAAACATTAGGTTCTATTGAAAGTACAGGATTAATGAATATGTTAAATGACTTATGATAATATTAACAATTATATTAGGAATAATGGTCGTGATCTTAGGATACACGACCTTTAATCTTCTTAAAAAGAATGAACGTCAAGAAGATATTCTAGCAGGATATATGTCTTACCTAAATAAAATATCAGGTATCATTGAATTCTCAGATAAAAAACTTAAAGAAGTAGATGCTAGAGGCTCATTTGAATCAGATGATGAAGTAGGTTTCTTTTTTAAAGAGATTAAACAATTACAAGATATATTAAATCAATTTAATATTAAAAAATTATGACCGAGGTGAAAGTTAAAAAGAAACCAACTCAGTATTTTACTCAAGATACTGAGAATGCAATTGTGTTATACAATAATACTAGTGATTTTGAATTAAAAGATAAAATATATCGTGAACGTATTCACTATGCTTTTTTTAAATTAACAGAAAACATTATTCATACCTTTAAATTTTATTACACAGAAGTAGATAATATTGAAGATTTACAACATGAGGTAATAACATTTTTATTATCTAAAATCCATTTATTCAACCCAGAAAAAGGAGCTAAAGCATTTTCATATTTTGGGACTATCGCAAAACGTTATCTTATAATCACTAATACTAAAAATTATAAAAAACGTATTGATAAAGCACCTATTGAAGAAATAGAATCAAATGAAAATTTTTCATACTCAATTGAAGAAGGATCAGCTCAAGATAAATTATCTAACTTCATAGATGAGTATGTTAAGTATTGTACTAAAAATATATTCAGTTTATTTCCTAAAGAAGGTGACGCTCAAATTGCAGATGCTATTTTAGAACTATTCCGTAAAAGAGAGAGTATAGACATCTTTAATAAGAAAGCACTGTATATATACATTCGTGAGATTATTGACGCTAAAACCCCTAAAATCACTAAAATAGCCGATAAATTATATGTTATATTTAAACAACATTATTATTTCTATTTAGAGAACGGATATACAGATTTCCATCATTGATATTTATAAATAAAATAAATATTATGAGTAATTTAGATAATGTTGTTTTTGGTAAAAAGAAATTCTCTGATATATTAGAGGAAATATATGATAACCAAAAGAAAAAAGAGAAACAAATATCTATCTTAATTTCTGAATTAAAACCACTTGTACAAAGTATAGGTGACGCTACTTTAATTGTTCCATTAATTAAAGAATACTTAGAAATAAGTGTTAAAAATGATGAGCAATTAATTAAAATGGCTACAATTATTCAACGTATTATGAGTAATAATGCTTCTAATACTGATGGTGGTTTTGGTATTTCTGAGGAAGAAAAACAACAGTTATTAGCTGAGATAGATAAATTTAAAACCGAAGAATAATGGGTATAGATATATCATTTGGTACAGTTGGGATGAATAATGTTGTTTATACAACATCTAATACCCAACAACTTAATGGAGCCCCTCAATTTAATTCTGGGTTAGGTACTATTATTCCTGCTAGGGTAAAATATATTATACTTGATAATTCTGAAGAAGTAAATGGGATTAATAATAAACATTTATTTAATCAATTTGGCGATTGGAGTAGTATAGGAACTATATTTTGGGAATATATAGATAATCCTATTACTGGGAGTGCATTTAGTCAAAAACAATACGCTACACCTATTTTCCCAAATATTAAAAATTATCCATTAGTTAATGAAATTATATATCTAGTACAATTACCTAATTCAAATATACAATTAAATTTAAGTTCTAATTCATATTATTACTTCCCACCACTTAATATGTGGAATAGTCAAATTCATAATGCTATACCTGGATATGATAATAACCCAACAAATAATATAAACCAACAAGTAGATTACCAAGAGGCTTTCCAAGGAGCTGTTAGACAAATAACAGATGATAGTTCCGAAATCTATTTAGGTAAAACATTCAGTGAAAGAATAGAAACACATCCTTTATTACCATATGAAGGAGATATAATTTATGAGGGCAGATGGGGTAATTCAATAAGATTAGGCTCCACTGTTAATAATGCTTTTATACCTAATAATTGGTCTTCTACTGGGTCAAATGGAGACCCATTAACTATAATAAGAAATGGACAAGCAGAATATTTAACTGATGTATGGATACCTGTAGTTGAAGATATCAATAATGATTTATCTTCTATATATTTAACTTCTAATCAAATTATCCCATTATTTGCTTCAAGCCCAAATAATTTTTCATTTTCATCAAATACCTCAACTCCTCCAACTAATGTAAACCAATATTCTTCCAACCAAATTGTTTTAAATTCTGGTAGATTAGTATTCAACGCTAAAACTGACTCAATAATAGCTTTAGCTAATAAATCAATACAATTATCTTGTAGGGAAACAGTAGGAGTAGACGCGTCCAAAATAGCTCTAACAGCAGATAAAATATATTTAGGATCATCAGAAGGAACAGAAGGAACTAGTTTACAATCAGCTGTACTAGGAGAAAATTTAATACAGCAACTATCATCATTAGTGACTAGTTTAAAAAGTTTAGCTACATCAGTGACAAACGCAGTAGACTCTACTGGAGCCCCAATATCAGACTTTATAGTAGTTGGAACTAGTTTAAAAGCTACTTGTGATGATATTTTAAAAGTTCTTGATAAATCCCCAAAAGATAATGGTAGTTTATTATCTAATAAAATTAAAATTAGACAATAATTATGGCTGAAGAAACACCTCAATCTATATTTAAAGGAAAAGTAGTAACATCTGATGGTACCCCACTATCAGGAGTCAATGTCACTATTAAAAGTAAAAGTAATATAACTGATACTATAAATAACATTGGTGAAACATTAAATAATGTTACTGGAGCAAATATCACATCAGCTACTCCCCCAGATATTAATATTACAAGTAATATAAATGAAAATATAACTACTAATGATGATGGTGAGTGGGAATTCTCCTTCCCAACAACTGATGTTAATATTGATAATATTAATATTACTTTTGAAAAAGAAAATTATGATTTAAAAAAAATTGATAATCCTTCTTTAACATCTGAGACACCCTTAACATTAAATGTAGCGTTAAATAAAGAAATATCTATAGATAATTTATTACCTTCTACTAAATTATTATTTAATACTTATAAACAAAATAATACATTAGTTTTAATAAGAGATGGAAGAATAGAAGCTGGTCACCCGTTTGCTAAACCAGGTTCTGGAGGAAGAACAATTGGAACTTTATATCATAATGGTAATGTAGTAGCATACACTGTAGAAGATATAGTTAGATTTGATAAAAAAATAGATAAACAAACAGCTATACCCGCGGGTATTTATTATATTAATCTAGATACTACTGGGGCTGAAGGACTTAGAAAAAATTATGTCCCATTAAAAGGCAAAGGAAAATACCCAGCTAATTGGTCTCCTTCCTCTACTAAAGGTGTATTCGCTAGAGTAGGTAATGAAGGCCCAAAAGCAGTAGAAGTTATAAATTTCCCAAAATTTTATTTTAATGGTATTCGAATTCATGCTGGTTCAAGTGAAAACAGCTCAGAAGGATGTATAATAGTCTCTTATAATAGAGATGATAAAGGATATCTTACTAATAATTCTTTAAATAAATCATTTGAAATAACAAAACTAATTTATGATAATGATATAACTCAAATAGTTATTATAAATGATTTTGATAAAAGAACATATAAAAAATAAAGATAATGGAAACTAACTCAAATAAAATATATGAAGTTTCTAGATTAACATTATCTCCAACCCCGGACATAACATCTACAGCTAATAGTGATATAAATCAACAGATTACAAGTAAAGAAGAAGAACTAGCTAGACTTAAATCTGAATTACCAACTCGAGATAAATTAATTAAATTTTTTAATGAGAATAAAGAAACTTTTAAAAGAATATTAATTCCAGCTGTTATTAGTTTATTAATAGCTTATGGAACTAGTGTTGTTCAAGCAGTATTAAAAGATATTCCTTTAGACCAAATTATAGAACTTGTAAAAGGAAAATGTCCTAGTCAAGCTAAATTAAGAGAGTTAATTAATAAACGTAATAAATTAGTTGTTCAATTAAATAATAATTATGAGACTATAACAACTATGGCTACATATACTGGAATTTTATCTTTAGTTTTACAAGGACTAAAAATAGGTGTCCAAGCAGTTAAAGCAATCCCTGCTCCTGCCCCAGCTGGTGTAGCTGCTTATCTTATTGAAAGTGAAAAACAAATTAATAATATTAGTAAAAGTGTTAATATTATTACAATAACAGCCGCTTCATTTGGTATATTTTTTGGTATAATTATAAAACTTTTAAATATGTTAGATATTTTATTACAAGTTTGTTCTGAAGATACTGGAATTCCTTATGAACAAATAAATGATGAGATTAATGTTTTAAGTAATCCTACAATAGAAAACCAAAATGATAACACTTATAAAGGATTTAATCTAGTGGTAAAAATTGATGAAACTAATAAAAGTCAATATATAAGAAGATACGCCTCAGCTGAAAACAAACAGGGAGTTTCTATTCTAAAAACAGATTCATCATTCGCCTCAGACCCAACAGTACTAATAAACCAATTAAAATTCATAATAGATTCAAATCCTAGTATAACAGCTGATTAATTAAATATTTATAATAGATATGAAAACAGATGCTTTAAAAAAATTAATAAAAGAAGCAGTACGTGAAGCAATTCAAGATGAGTTAAAAGATATTCTTCTTGAAGCAGTACGTGCTCCTAAAACAGTAGTACAAGAATCATACAGCACTCCTTCTACCCCATTTTTAAACCAACCAGTAATGGTACATGGAGCAGGAACAACATCAACTGTAAATCATGATCTTAAACGTAGTTTAAGAGGTATGATTGGAGGCGAATTTGACGCTACTATTACCGCTAACTCATCACATGTTCAACCAACATATACTCCTCCTCCTGTAAATACAGCAGGTGAAGGTTCAAGTTTACCTGGTGGTGAAGTAAGTTTAGATCAAATAATGGGATTAATGGGATAATGGCATACAGAGTACCAAATATAAACCCAGTAGATGTTGGCGGAAGAGTAGCTATAGGAGTATCTATACCTTTCAATAACGCCGCTATATTTAATCAAACATACTCTACTACCACTCAAGTTAGATCAAATATTATTAATTATGTTTTAACTAGAAAAGGTGAAAGAGTATTAAACCCCGATTTTGGATTAGGTCTTGAGCAATACTTATTTGATGATATTAATAGTACAGTATTAAGTTCTATCCAAAATTTAATAACTAATGACTTAACAGATTTATTTCCAACTATAACATTACAAAGTGTAACAGCTACCCCAGACTATGATAATAATGCTATTGATATAGAAATTAAATATTATACAATTGAAGGTAACACTGACAGAATAAATGTATCTATATAAACATGGCCACCGAAAATAGAAATATAACTTATTTAAATAAAGATTTTAATCAATTTAGAACATCACTTTTTGATTACGCTCAAACTTATTTCCCAACATCATACACAGATTTCTCCCCATCCTCACCAGGGACTATGTTTATAGAGATGGCAGCGTATGTAGGAGATGTTATGTCTTTCTATTTAGATAACCAAATACAAGAGAATTTTATTCAATATGTAAGACAACAAAATAACATATATGCTTTAGCTTATATGTTAGGTTATAAACCTAAAGTTGTATCTGTATCAACTACTGATATTGATCTATATCAAAAAGTTCCATCTGTTGGTAACCAACCAGATTTTAATTATGCTTTAAATATAGCTGAAAATTTATCAATTCAATCTCCAACTAATGTAGCTTCAAAATTCTTAATTCAAGACCCAATTGATTTTACTTACTCTAGCTCAGCTGACCCTACAGAAATAACATTATATGATGCCAACTATTATCTATTAAAGAAAACTAGAAAAGCAATCTCAGCTGAAATCAAATCAACTACATTTACTTTTACAAATCCACAACGATTCCAAACTGTTGATATAAATGATTCTAATATTATAGGAATATTAGATATAACAGATAGTGATGGGAATAAATGGTATGAAGTACCTTACTTAGCTCAAGAAATGGTTTTTGATAATATCAAAAATACTAATATAAATAATCCTAATTTTTCTACAGATGCTGGTGATACTCCATATCTATTACAACTTAAAAAAGTTCAAAGAAGATTTGTCACTAGAGTAATAAATCCTACATTATTACAAATACAATTTGGAGCAGGAACTAACACTCAAAATAATGATGAAGAAGTTACCCCTAACCCAGATAATGTTGGTTTAGGACTACCATATAAACAGTCAAAATTAACAACAGCATTTTCTCCAACAAATTTCTTATTTACAGATACTTATGGTATAGCTCCATATAATACAACTTTAACTGTAAGATATTTAACTGGAGGTGGGTTACAATCAAATGTAGCAGCGGGTGCTTTAACTGTTATAAACAATCCTAGTTTAATTAAATTCCAAAATGCAGGACTAGATCCTACATTATCTAACGCTGTATTTAATAGTATAGCTGTACTAAATCCATTTTCCTCAGACGGGGGAGGAGCAGGTGATTCAGATGATGATATAAGAATAAAATCTTTAAGCACATTTACAACTCAACAACGAACAGTAACTTTAGATGACTATATGGTTAGAGCTATGTCATTACCTTCTAATTATGGTAATATAGCTAAAGTATATGTTGAATCAGAAAAATTATCAAATTTACTACCTGGAGAAACTCCATCAATATTAAATTTATATGTTTTATCATATGATGCTGATAAAAAATTAAGAACAGCATCTCCTGCTTTAAAACAAAATTTATCTACATATTTATCTCAATATAGAATGATGAATGACTCTATTAAAATAAAAGATGCTTTTATTATTAATATTGGTGTTGATTTTGAAATTGTTGTTTTACCTAATTATAATAATAATTTAGTTATAGCTAATTGTATATCTAAATTAAAAGAATACTTTAATATTGATAATTGGCAAATAAATGAACCTATCTTATTAAGAGATTTATATATCATGTTAGATAATATAGATGGAGTTCAAAGTGTTAAAACAGTTAATATAACAAATAAATACGGTTCATTATTAGGATATTCTAATTACTCATATGATATTACAGGTGCTACCCAAAGTAATGTTGTTTATCCAAGTTTAGATCCTATGATGTTTGAGGTTAAATATCCCGATAGTGATATTAAAGGTAGAGTTGTATCTTTCTAATAAATTATATTTATAATAAATGGCAGTATATAAAATATTCCCCTCAAAAGATGCAACTATCTATTCTAGATACCCAAATAAAAATACTGGGTTAGATGAGATATTATCTGTAAGTATTGAAGACGCCCAAGATAGTGGTAACACACAAGCTAATAGAGCATTACTACAATTCTCAGATACTGAGATATCAGATGTTATTAATAATAGAATTAATGGGTCTACTTGGAGTGCTTCTTTAAAACTATATGCTTCTGTTATTAATGGATTAAACTCAGATATTACATTAGAAATATACCCAATATCTGGTTCATGGAATATGGGTACAGGAAAATACGCTTATTCTCCTGAATATACTAATGGAGTAAGTTGGTATTCTAGATCATCATCAGGTAGTGGCGATTGGATGACATCTGGATACCCAACAGGAGTTACAGGATCATATGGGTCTACCTCAGGTGGAGGAAATTGGTACTATAATTATTTTATATCAGAATCTTTTTCATATTATGATAATAAAGATATTAATGTAGATGTTACATCTATTGTAGATGATTGGTTTAATAAAACTATATCTAATGATGGATTTATTATTAAACAAACTGTAGAATTTGTAGATAGTTTACAATATAATAATACTATGGAGTATTTCTCTAGAGATACTCACACTATATACCCACCACAATTAGAATTCAAATGGATAGACTTCTCATATAATACTGGATCTCTTTCACCATTAACTACAACTGAAGCTACAATTGCTATAGATGAAAACCCAGGAGTATTCTATCCTGAAAGTATAAATAGATTTAGAGTAAATGCTAGACCTGAATACCCATCTAGAGTATTTCAAACAGCTTCATACTTTGTTCAAACATATTATTTACCAACAGCTT